GTTGACCGAGACTTCTGACATTCTTTACGACACTCCAGATTATCAGTTTGAGAGCAATCCTACTTTTAACGTAGTCGGCCAGTCCGATCACAATCTTGGATTTGTGCAGGGCGAGTGGTTTCGGACATCGGTAGACAAGTTTTCTCCAGACGGAAACTCACTGATCGCTGACATTTTGGATTTCATCGACGAGATCAACTACTCGTTGTCTCAGTCGAGTCAGGCTGTCGGGTACGGGCAAGAGCCACAGTTGACTGTCTCTGGAATGGACGTTGATGAGATCGATAAACTGATCAAATCAAGCTCGAAGGCATGGAATTTAGGACGCCAGGGCAAGGCTGAGTTCGTTGAAACCAATCTCGAAGGTGTGAAGGTCGCAAACGAGCTTCGCGACAAGATCCGTCTTGGCATCCAGGACGTTGCAAGGCTTCTGCTACTTGATCCTGAGAAGATGGTTGGACACGCGCAATCTGGCGAGGCGATGAAGGTTCTTCATGGTCCGATGATTGAGCTGATCGGTGAGATTCGTCCACTTGTGGAAGACGCGCTGATCGAACTCGTGACGAAGATTGCGATCACAGTTCTCAAGGTGAATGCAGAAGGTCAGCAGACTGACATCATGATCCCAGAAGGCTGGCAGCCACAGTCGTTGGATGTGGTCGCTCATTGGCCACAGATCTTTCCGATGACCTTGGATGACCTTCTCAAGAAGTCACAGGTCGCGATTGGTCTTGCCGCTGCTAGGATTATGTCTGAGGAGTGGGCGACTGGTTTCATGGCTCAAGACGTTGGAGTTGAAGACGTTCAAGAGGAGCTTGATAAGCTCGCTGCACAGCCAGTGATGAGTCCGTTCGGACCAGTGAGCAGTGAAGGTGGCGGATTAGCGCCAGTACCAGGATTTGAGCAAGGAGCACAAAGTGGCAAATAAAGGCGAAGGCAGTCGTGGTGGGCATATCATCGGACACACGAAGTCTGGTGCTCCGATCTATGGAAGTGCTGCAGATCACGCTGCGAAGATCAAAGGTGGCAAGAAGTTCAAGAGCTACGAAGTAGAGCCTGAGAAAGATCCAGACCATCGCGGGTACCTTCAACAGAAGCCTACCAAAAACGACTCAGGTAAGATTTATGACAGGCCACCGCTCAGCACTGAAGAGCTGAAGAAATTCGGTAAGGCAGTCTCAGGCAATAGCGCAAAGAAGAATGCCGGGTCAGCAGCTCTCGTTGGTGCTGGATTAGCTACGTCTGCAGTCGCTGGAAAGCTTGCTGCGAATCATGTTCACGAGGCTGCGCACACTCATAACGCGCTCAGGAACGTCGAAGCGATTATCGGGCAAGGCAAAGCGATCGACCTGCGCGCGCTCGAGTCAAAGCTATCTCACAGGGCATTCAAGATCCGGAGCCTTGGCGGAGCTGTTGCTGCATCTCTGGTGGCTACTGGAGTTTACAAAGCTGGTGGCGACGAGACATCCAAAGGCAAGAAGGCTGCAGAGGCGGCAGGTGCTGCGGTGGCGACATTTGCACTTAATGGATTGTACTCGAGAGCATTGGGAGCTGGCAGAGCGCAAGCGGTTGCTTACGCCATCAAGAGATTTAAAAGAAAATGAGCCAGGAGTTCTTCGATTCTCTTGATGTTGATGGGATCGTCGAAGACCACGCAACGGCTGTCGTAGGACTTCAAGAAGATCAGGCAAAGAAGATCGTCAAAGCGTACAGCGAGATCAGGCAGGATCTGCAGGATCGATTGCTTCATGCACGTTTTGATTCGTTCACTGCGCAGAGACTGAGATCAGTTTTGGCTCAGATCGACGCTGCGATTGATGCTACAAATAAGAGTTTGCACACTACGATTGGAGTTGGAGCAGATCACGCGACCAGGCTGAGCTTGAATCAGTTGGTAGCGGAGCTTCACAGGTTTGATCGGAAGTTCACTGGAGCGGTCAGGCCAATCAATCTAAATGTGGCTCATGCAGCGATTGAGACAAAAGATTTTTTGATGAACCATTATCAGAAGAGTTTGTCGCACTACTCGAGTCAGACCAAGGTGAATGTTGCCAGGGCTTTGTCGCAAGCCGCGCTCCAAGAGCTTCCATACTCTGAAGTAGTTTCAAAGGTAGGACAGTTTTTTGAAGGGCAAGAGTGGGAAATCCATAGAATTGCTCGTACCGAATTGCATCACATTTATAGTGTGGGCAAGCTTCAGGGCATGAAGGAACTAAAGAAAGAAGTTGTTCCTGACTTAATGAAGGGCTTATTCCACCCGATGGATAGTCGGACTGGGAAGGACTCGATTGAGCTTTCGATACTGAATCCGATTTTGCCATTGAATGAACCTTTCGAGCAAAATTATACGCCGATTCTAAAGAATGGCAAAAGAGGCAAGACTCAGCACTATGAGTTTATGACTCCACCAAATAGACCAAATGATCGCGCAATATTGATCCCAGTTCGGGATCAATGGCTAAAATAAGATTGAGTGCAGAGGCTAGCATTTTAGTGAGTGCTAGCTGATCTTTGCGCGCGATATCACGATCTTTCCGAAGTTTTTTGATGGTGGCGAGCAGTTTCTTTTCGCGTTCTTTAGGGGTCATTTTAATTCTCCTGGTATGCAGTCTCACGACACAGCTAACTTAGCCAATCGAGTCGAGTGGCAATATATGCACCTTCTAGTGATCGTGACACGCTCTATGACGGCTTGCGTGTTCGTCATTAAAAACGTGGAGTCCTGCTCGACGTATGTCATGACATCGCAGTCACATACGTGACAGAAAAACTCTTTCGAAATATCGATATTGGCGTCTTGTGGGATTGGCATAAAGACACTGTTCTAACAATGTTCAACAGTAGTCAATAAAATAAATCACCTATTACCTGACTAATAAAATACAACAATTTGACTTCGATGCCTAAGTCGTCCAAAATGAAAATCACGTTACCAACACCTCACAACCCTGGACTGAATCCAGGTCGAAAGGACAGTTACATGACAGTCGCAGAATTGAAGGCAGCACTTGATCTCGCTATGGCTGAAGCCGCAGCAAAACCAGATGACGCCGATCTAAAGTCAAAAGTCGAAGCCGCAAAGGTTGCGCTGGCCGCAGCCGAAGCAGCACAGGTTGATCCTGAAGTTGCAACAGCAGACGAGAAGACTAAAAAGTACATCGAATCACTCCGAAAGGAGAACGCGAAGTACAGGACGCAAGCGAAAGAAGCAGCGTCTAAACTAAGCAGTGTCGAAAAGGCGATCGGAGCTGTCGGAGATGAAACCCCGGAAGCAAAGGCTGCTCGAGTAGCACAAGAAAACGAAACCATCGCATTCGACAACGCGGTTTTATCAAACGCTGTAGAACACGGTGTTTCAAAAGAGAGCATTAAATATTTCAAATATCTAATCGCGGAAGCGGCTGGATCTTTGGGAGAAGGTGAAGAGTTGGCTGAAGATAAGATTGCAGAAATTGCGAAAGAAGTGAAAGCTAAGAGCGTGAAACCTGCAGCAACTACTACAGTCACGAGCCAAGCAACTGCACCAGCAGGGCAAGCTACTTCTGGGATGACTCCAGAACAGTTTGTAAACCTTGGATTCAACGACAAATGCAAACTCTATGAAACTCAGCCTGACCTCTACGCATCTTTGATGAAGCAAGCCACTGCGAAGCGACTTCTCAAATAAGAGGGATCTATGTCAGCAACAACTTCAGGTGATTTTAATTTTACGCCGAAGGTTTGGAAAGACCATATCATGGCCTATTTCCGCCGTCGGCTCGTGGCCGGTGCTTTTGCTCTTCAGGACGACACACTGAAGTCTGAGCCAGGTACGGTCGTCAACTTCCCATACTTCAAGAAAATCGGCGATGCCGAAGAACCTCTTGAAGACGTTGGCTTGCTCGTTGACAAACTTTCTGACGACGCTTTCAGCGTGACTGTCAAGGAAGTGTCGAAGGCTGTCGGCGTGAAGAAAAAGGCGTTCAAAACGTCCGCTGCTCGTTCCGAAGAAATCATCTCGGAAGTGCAACGCCAAATCGGTCGCGTCATGGCAGAAAAAGTCGACAAAGACTTGATCGCTGAATTCTCTGGTGCTGGCAACTTCACTGTTGGCTACACTGGTGCAACTTCGGCTGACAAGATGACTATCGCTAACCTCAACGTTGGACGTATCACTGCGTTCGGCGATTTGTTCGGCGATGCAAAGGTTTGCTTCATGCACTCCCTCGCATTCTTGTCCTTGATGAACGGTTCGACTGCTGGCTTCTTGCAAGCTAACGCACTCGATCCAATGTGGATGGTTGAAGGTTTCCAAGGCCGTTTGCTCGGCATGGCAATCGTCGTGACTGATAGCCTCGGAACTGGCGCTCTCGGCGACGCTTCCACTGGTTATAAGGCATTCATCCACAAAGACAGCGCGTATGGATTCATGATCAAGCAGGAAATGGAAGTCGAAAGCGACTACGATATCCTTCATCGTGAATGGGTATTTACTGGCGACGAGTGGTACGGCGTGAAATCCTTCCATGCGAAGGTTTCTGCTTCGGACCTCAAAACTGCTCAGTTGATCACTGGCGTCTAATTTTTAGATCAAAAGGAGACTAAGAAAATGGCAATGAATAACGAACTCCTTCCTCAAGTATTGCACTTGCAGGTTGGAACACAGGCAGCGAGCATTTCGCTTCCTGGAATGAAAGTCCTGAGAGACACAATTGTAAAACGTGTTTCTCTCATCAACCAAGTTGGCCTTGCTGCTGACGACACGAACTATTTGCAAGTTCAGCTCGTCAACATCGTTGGCGACGTGGTTTTGGCAGAAGTTAGCTCCAAGCTGACTGGTGGCGAAGGTTCTCTCGTGGCAAATGCGCCACTTGATGACACTGCTACTGCTGCTTTGCTCGCTGCTGGCACTCCGCTGGATCTTCCAGCCGGAACTGTCTGCTACGTCAAGGTAATCAAGAACGGAACAGGCGCACCAACGCTTGCTCAGCTTGAACTCGAGATGTACTCGAAATAAAGAATTCGGGGAGAGATTGGGTTGCTGAAAAGCCCTCGTCTCTCCCCGTTTTTTTAAGTTACAAAGGAATCGTTATGGGAATCATGGCACGTAGAAGGCTCGCACTTCGCAAACAGCAAGAAGCGAACGGCACAGCAAAGCCTGTCGAAAAGAAAGTTCCTAATCCTGAGAAGCCAAAACCTACTCAGGCACCAAAGAAGCGCACTAAAGAAATGGTTCCCGCCTCACTACTCAACAGGAGTGACGACTAATGGCTTTCACCACTCAACAGATGCAGGATATTATTTACTATCTGGGGTGGCCAGGTAAGACCATTCTTCCTGATTCTACGCATTACAATTCGGTCATTTACTCTCGTTTAGTCAGTCTGATTCCTGAGATTGAGTCGCAAGCTACTGCGCTCGTCACAAGGATCAAGGACATCGACAAAGTTCTGATCGCGTCGATCGCGCGCGCGTCTACTCTCGAGGTAGGCGACATCAAGATCAATCAACGTGAGCGAGAAGAGCTTCGCGCTGAACGTAAAAAGGTTCTCGTAGAGCTTTCTGACCTTTTGGATATCGATGTCATGAAGTCTAGCAACACCAGCATTTCGATGGTGTCATGAGCACGAAAAATCCTCTCATCGATAGCTTACTTCCAGCTCTGGATGGAATCTTAGGTGTCAGGGATTCAGTCGGAGCTGTTCTTCGCACAGTTTCGATCCTCACTCGCACATGGCAGGGCGGCAATCATCCAGGAGAAGGAACTCCTTTGGATACGGTTGTCCAGATGCTCCCGACTCCATTCTTGAAAGATTACTCTCACAATTTGCGCCTAGTCGAAGGCGGAATGGTTCGCCAAGGCGACATCATGATTCGCAATATTTCAAAGCACAAGTACCCGACTGAGGATCTTGTGGATTGCAAGACTCCATCAAAGAGCATAGAAAAATTTTACCTGATTGATGATCGGCTCTATACTGTAATCAGCGTAAAAGAAGACTATGTGACATGGGATGTCCAGGTTAGAAAATACTCAAACCAGAAACGATACGGAGCGTAATTATGGCAAGTGAAATGGGAAAATCGAAATTGATGGGCGCAATGGCTGCACGTTCTCCAGAAGGCGTAGCACCAATGGCTGGCGATATGGGCGGAGCATCGAAAGGTTTTGAAATGAAGCCAGGTTCCAAGGGCCGTAGTTCTGGACCTTGCTTGCCATTGTCAACTGGTGCTCCAGAAGGCCATTCTTTGCTCCCATCGGTTGAATCCGAAGCTGGCGAAGATGAAGGCGCGATTGAAGAGCCAGGCGAAGGTTTTGAAGACAAGCCAGTAGCCTAATGGCGACAAAAGCAGTCAAGATGTCGGATCTGTCCAAGCATCTTGGGCAGTTCGGCACAGCAAGTCTGGCGACGCAGAAGAAAGCTGTCGGGCGAGCAATCGTGACGGCCATTCCTAAGCTTGTCGCAGCTAGTCCGGTTGATACCGGGCTTTACGCGCAGAGCTGGGACTTCACTCTTGACGATCAGAAGGCGATCATCGGAAACTTTGCGCCGCACGCCGCAGTGATTGAATTTGGAGCACGCCCATTCACTCCACCGTTAGGGCCGCTTCTAGCCTGGGCGAAACGCGTATTGAAGGACTCTAGCCAGCCACCAGGATATTCACCAGAAGTCCAGCGGTTGGCTAGAGGAACTCAAATGAAGATCGCAGCCTTGGGGATGAAGCCAAAACATATCCTGGAGAACGCAATTCCTGGTATTATTGAAGACATCAAGAGAGAGTTGGCGGGTTCATGACGATTCCACTGAATAATCCAGTCGAGCTTTGCATGGATGCCTTGGAGATCTATTTCCAGCGCGCGATGCCAGAGTTGAACCACATCATCCAAGACTTCCCGAATCCAAACGATGACTTGATCTTTCCAGGGCTGAGTCTAACGCACCAAGTAGGGGCTGGTTCTTTCACCAATTTTCAGCCTACCGAAGAATCAGTAAGCTCTCCCCCCAAGCCAGACAAAACAGTCGATGTTGTCTATGTCGTAGGGCAATGGGATTTTAAGGTTCAGCTCGATTTTTGGTGCAGTTCAGAACCTGAACGTAATAGAATCTTTTCAAAAGCTAAGGATGTTTTGAATCCTGACATCAATCCAATGGGATTGCGGTTGCAGATGCCTAATTATCATGGAGCTTGGGCTTCTTTTACATTGGATGGTTTCGATCATAACGATGGAGAACAGGCTTCTCAACGTGGTGAATGGCGTGTCATTGTGATGCTTTTAGTTACATGTCCTGAGATCAGAGAAGCGAAGAGCATTGCGATCACTGTGCCTGTTGCAATTAACCCGGTACTCGTTGATAATCAAAGCGTACCTTTATGAATATGGAGATTAAAAAATGAGCAGCCCATTCAGATCCTCAAACCCATTGGATTTTGATGCCGTAGACGGCATTGTAATCAACGAGTCTGCACCACCACCTTCCGTTCAAGGTGTAGGGACTGGCATTGCGATTTTGGTTGGACAGTTTGAGCGTGGTCTTCCAGGACTTGCTGACACTTCTGGAACTGGCGACATCTTTGAGAAGTACGGCAAGAATTACGCATACTCTGGATTAGTCGCGACACTGAATAAAAAGTTTTCGCTACTTCGCATCGCACGCGTGGTTGCTTCTGGAGCTGTTCAAGCTTCTCGAGCATTCGTTGCAACTGCAACACCGATCATCACCTTCTCCGCTGCTCAAGGTAAGGGTGCTTTCGGTAACGGTATCAAGGTGACGATTGCTGCTGGCACAACTTCTGGCAAGAAGTACACAATCACTGACACGAACGTAGGCGCTGTTCTTCCTCAAGAAGTTTACGATAATGTTCTCGTTGCAAACCTTGCAGTGAGCAATGTTTTCGCAGCGAGCAAACTCGTAACTGCGGTTGTGAACTCTTCTGCTAGCGAGCCAGACAATATCGCAGCAACGGCATTGGCAAGCGGATCTGACGGATCTGTCGCTGATTCTGATTACCAGACTGCGATCGACCTTTGCGCTGTTCAAGGCGCAGGGAATATTTTGTTCTTGGATGCTTACACGGCCACACGCCGCGCAGCACTCAAGCAACACGCTGTCGATACTCAGGACAAGATGGTCATCATCGCAAACGTCGCAGGAACTTCTGCATCGGCTGTTGAAGCTGACGCAGCAACTTACCGCGATGTTGACGGTCGAATCATTTACGCGTTCCCATTCGTTCAGACTGTTGTGAACGGATCGAACACGTTGGTTTGCCCTGCATCGTTCTACGCTTCGATCTTGTCTCAGACTGCTCCAAGCGTAGATCCAGCAGACGTTGACAATATCCAGTACTTGCAAGGCATCAACGGAATCGAATTGATGTTGTCTCGCACTGACTACATCGCTCTCATGAACGCAGGTGTTTCCGCATTCGAGTACGACTCGGATGTTGGTTACAAGGTTCGTTCGGGTGTTGTAACTCAGATCGTGAACAGCTCGAAGGTTCTCGTGTCTCGTCGACGCATGACGGATTATCTCACGAACTCGATCGGTCGATTCTTGAAGCTCTATCAGAACGGTCCAAACGCACGCGCGAAACGCGATGCTGTTAAGGCTGCAATGCTCGACTTCATTGCTCGTAACGAAAAAGAAGGAATCCTTCCGAAGGATTCTGAAGTCAAGAGTGGAAAGGCCAAGCTGGTTGACACTGAATCTGCCAACACAGATGCGTCTATCGCAGCCGGAATGTTCACGATTCTTTACAAGCAACGTATTTTCAGCTCGATGCGCTTCATCGTTCTTCAAGCTGAAATCGGTCAATCTGTGTTGGTCACTGAAGTTTAAGAAAGGGATATTCAAATGGCAAATGCTTCAATAAGAGGCCACCAGGGCAAATTCGAGGTCTACGAAAACGGGAAGCTTGTAAAGCTTCTCGCGATGAAAAGCGTGGATGTGAATCAAGAGTCTACGTTCATCAAGTCGATGTACGTTGGCAATCCAGTTCCAGAAGGCGATCAAGCGATCGAAGGCTGGAGTGGCTCGATCGAAATGGAAGTTAAAGACGCTGCAGCCGATGAGTTCATCGATGCTCTCGTCACGAATAACCTGAACGGGATCGGCGTATCCGATTACTCGTTCTTGGATACCGAATTTTATTCGGATGGCACACAGAAGACTTACGTCTACTCTGATTGCCAGTTCAAGCTCTCGAAGAAAAAAGAAGGTTTGCAAGCTAAGCAAACCAAAAAGCTAGACTTCCAAGCTATGGTTCGTCAGCCGTTATAAAAATTTGGTGGTGGGACTGGTGTTTGTCATGATTCACTTTCCCACCACCATTGTTAACAATCGTTAGAGGAGAAAATAGTTATGCGTGGAATTAAGGTAGTAATCCCAGAAACTGGGAAAGTCGTAATTTTTAGAGAGCCACAAATTTCCGATCAGGAAATGGCCGCACAAGCAGTAGGAAGTAAAGCTGGAGATTCACAGTTCACCTACGCTTTGATGCTCAATAAAGAAATGATTCGTCAGTTGATTGTTGAAATCGACGGAGCGAAAGTTGATGCCAAAGTTCTCTTGAGTTTGGACGAACACCTGACGATGCAGGAATATAATCGCCTCAGTCAGGTCGTATCGAAACTAACAGGGCTAGACAGCCCTTTAGTCCCAAAGATCGAGAGCGTAGACTTTGGCGGCAAATAATCTGGATTTGCCGTTACACAAGTCTTAGGCCCGATGATATCCTGAAGATGAAGAACTGGCAGTATTACGAGACTTGCGATGCACTTCAAGAGATACTGTCAAAGGAGTCTGGAACGGAGTCATAGATGGGATCGACCCAAGTCTTTAGTGTACTTACAGAATTCAAGTTTGACGTAGCTCAAGCAGTTGCGGGTTCTGATACACTTCAAAAAAGCACCAAGAAATTATCTGAGGCTGCCGACCAAGCTCTCGTATCTGTTCAAACATTGGGTTTAGGTTTAGTTGAGGTTTTGGGGTACGGAGGCGTCATTGGTTTTTTCAAGAAAGCCATTGACGCCTCTGATTCTTTTCAGTCGTCTATTTTAGACATGAACGGGGTTCTCACGAGTCAGCTTGGCGCACTGACCGGCCCGGTCGATACGCTCAATGAGCGCTTAGGCGCGTCGCGCGACATCATGGAGCAGGTCGCCAAACAAGCAAAGAAGTTCGATGTCTCGACTGGTGATGTTTCCGGTGTATTGGGAACTCTCATCGGAGGAGCCGCGCAGAACACTGAAGACACGAGCATGAAGAGTCTCGTTGGAATGTCTGGCCAGGTGGCTGCAGGAGCTTCTGGAATTGGATTAAGTCCCACTGACATGGCAACACAGGTTGCAGCGATCATGGGCAGCACAGCGACGCAGGGCGCGCTAGTAAACGTGCTCCAGACGATGCCGTCTGCATTCAAAGGCAAGAGTTTAGCTGGCATCAACGCGATGGACGACGACGAGATCATGAAGCGGCTGAGCGCTGGTCTTCAGATTATCGCGTCTGACATGAGCGATCTGTCAGCCAGGTCGGAGCTTCTTTCGTATCAAATCACAAGATTCAAGAACATCATGACTGACATCATCAAGCCAATTGGTGATGCGATCAGGCCAGTTCTCGTGAACGTGATGAAAGAAATCAACGGATACATGAAGACTGCTGGAGCCGGGATCTTCAACAGCTTCGGAAGCATCATGAAGTTGTTTGTGTCTACTCCGAGAGAGATGCTGACGAATCTTCTGCAGTTCAGAGAGGCGCATTCCGATCTCGGGAAAGCCGCAAAGACTGTTGGGACGATCCAAGCTGTTGAAGGCATTGGATGGATTCTTGCAAAGCTTACAGGCAAGGCATTGTTTCTAACTCCTGTAGTCGGTCAGCTCGCGTTCGTGTTCAGTATGCTTGGGGACATTATGTCTCGAGATCACAGTCCGATCATGCAGATGATTGGATACGTGTTGAAGTGGGGTTCTGCACTTACTGTTGTGGCTGGAATCCTGTCTTACTTTGGTGTTTTGATGCCTGTTCTTGCGTTCGCTTTTGCAGAGATTCTTGCACCACTTGCACTGCTTTACATTATGTTCCAGGCAATCAGCAGAGCGATGGCTAAGGCGCACATTTCAGACGCTCTTGCTATGGCTGAGATCTTACCGAAGTTCATGGGATTGCTCGCTAGACTTGGCGAGGCGGTTAAGCAAATCTTTCTTCCTGTGTGGCTTGCGATCGATGGATTGTCATCTATTCTCGCTCCATTGTTTGAGTGGTCTGGAGTCTTGTCAGCTTTGATGCCGATTCTAGAGGCGTTCGTTTTCGTTCTCGAAACTGTAGGTACGCTGATAGTCAACATCATGGCTGCGATCTCTGGAGCGTTCGGCGCGATCTTCAATGTGCTTTCGAGCATGAGCGAAGAAGGCTGGCTGCTGAATATTTTCGACAACATCAAGAAGGGCTTCCAAGAAGGCTTTGATGACTTCATTGGGAAGCACAAGAAGAACATCGAAGACGGCACTTCTGTCCGCAACGCCAATACTGACATAACCATTTCAAAGGTTGAGATCAGAAACGACTTCAAAGCTGGCATGGAGCCAGATCGAATTGCGTACACGATCAAAGAACAGTTGATGAACGCGCACAATAATCCAGTTGCCAATAAGGGCGGTTCTTTCCAAGGAAAGTTGTTGGGGGCGTAAATGGGCATTCTTAATGACGTAGGTGGCGCAGCCCAAGGATCGCTAGATAATTTCTTGGATTCTCTCCCGAATCCATTCAAGACTAAAAAAGTACCGAAGAGATTTGCTCCAGACTTTCTGGAAGGCTTCATTATCACCGAGTTTGAAAATGGTGTTGAGAAATCAAACGCTGACAATTTCGGACTCGTTTTAAAAGGACATCAACTTCCGTTCCAGCCGTTCCCATTCGGTGGCGAGCAGAAGATCGTCAAGGATTACTACGCTGGAAATCCAGAGCCAGTCGTGCAGGTTCTTGGGCCACGAGAGAGCGAAGTAGTCATAAAAGGTCGTCTGAAGGCAAAGGCGTTCAGCAACAAACTAGAAGATAAAGATGCTGCTGGATCTATGTACCGAGTTCCGATTGCGATCCAAGAGCAGATGGATGCGATCAGACTTCGTGGAAATCTACTGAGATTGAATCTCGGAGAGTGGGAGCGGTTCGCATTTCTTGAGAAGACTCACTTCGAGTTGAATCAAGTCTCTCGAATCGATTACGAGCTTACGTTCACGATCATTGGATTCAACAAGCCTACAAACTGCAAGTTCACTGACAGAACGAAGCTGATACCATTTGATGACAATAAAGCTCTGATCGCTGCGGCGAATGCTTTCATCACCAAAGGTCCACCAGACAACATGCCAAAGAGCCTGTCGTTGCTTCTTGGTAAGGCGATGAGCGATGTTTTCGGAGCTGTCAGCCTGGTCACGAACTTCGTTGATACGACGGTTCGCTCTGCTGAAGATGTCGTTTCAACTGTGAACAGAGTCAAAGGCGTGATTCTAAACGCGCGCGCAACGATCTCGAAATTCAAGAGAAGCGTTCGCGGTATCCAGCTTTCGATCGAGAGCTTGGGGAGCACGTTCACCAATAAGAATGGTGGCCTGGGAACTAACGTCAGAACAGTTCTTGGAGTGGATAACAATCTCCCGACTTCGCAAAAGAAGTCTCTACTGACGACGAGCACTTACTCAAACACGGCGTACATCAACAGCGCGGTTTCTCAGACGAAGGTTCTGTCTCAAATCCTGGCAACGATGCACAGCAGGTTTGACCAGCTCTCCAAGTCTACTCCGCTTCTTCGGTACTCTGTCAAAACTGGCGACACGCTTCAGAAGTTGTCGATCAAATATTACGGTGTGGCTGATAGCTGGAACAAGATTTACGATCACAATAAATTGAGCACGACTGTCTTGGTGGTTGGAAGCATCTTAGAGATTCCAAGGCTATGACCATGATCGGGGTGTCCCATTAGCGTTTATTACCCACAGTCAGCAGTAATTTTGAATGTCATCTTTGAAGACTTCAAAGGGAACACTGAGACTAAAAATCTCAGCACGATTTACAAGCTCCCAATTATTGCTCGAGATGTGACAGTCAACATCAACGACTACACTCAAGCTGACACGTTCGACATGGAGATCGACTACAAGAATTTTCCATTCGATCCACGCTGCATTCGGTCTGTAGGCGTGACGATTTACATCGACGACATGAAGGGAACTTACAAGAACGGCCAGGAGCTGAACTTGATCGTTCCATCTTCTGACAACGAAGTTTTCCATGGCTTTGCAGACGAAGACACGATCACGTTCGATGACGAGCACAGAGCTGTTAGATTCAGCGGTCGAGATTTCACTGGGATGTTTACAGATCTTCCAGCTCCAGGAGTTCCTCAAGACACGACGACTCCTCTTGATGATTTGATTCGCGGTATTATCGCAGCAAATCCAACGCTAGCAAAGATCACTGTTGACAATCGCACTGGCGAGAAACTGCTTCCGATCTCGAGCTTCTCTCCAGACTTCAAGCCACAATCGACGAAGGTGAATCCAAGACCGAATCAGAATCTTTGGGATTTAATTCAGGAGCTTGTGTCTCAGCACGCGCTGATCGCTTACATCGAGTTGGATACTCTTGTGATTACGAAGCCGCGTATTTTATACGGAAAGACCGAAACGAAGCAATTTATTTACGGTCAAAATGTAAAGACTCTCGAGTTCAAACGAAAGCTTGGTCGTAAAAAGGGATTCAACATCCAGGTGATTAGCTTCGCAAAGAAGGAAGTCATAAAGGCTGAGATCCCTCGCGAGTCAACTGCAGAATGGGCGAAGAGCATTGGACTTGCACAGCTCGACGTGACAATTCCACAAGTGGACTCAGAAGGCGCGCCAGCCACACCTAAAAAAGCTCCAACGATGACTTTTAGATTTGCCGACAAAGACAAGAAGCAGTGCATCGAGATCGCGCAGAAGATTTACGAAGAGGTCGGAAGACAGCAGATCGAAGGATCTCTCGTCACAAAAGAAATGGATATCGTTGAGACAGGCGACAATGGAGTCAGCTCTTGCTTCAACGCTACGCTCATGCGCATTGGGACTCCGATCCTAATCAAGATCCAGCAAGGCGATCTCGAGGGGTTGGACAAGATCCCTGACATCCTAAATAAAACGACTGGGAAGATGGAGCCAGACGTTGCGACCAGGAAGAACTTCCTAATCAAGCGATGCTATGACGCAGACGTTGCGGAAGCGTTCGCAAAATCTTTCTCGATGTTTACCCCGAAGTTTTTTACAAAGTCGGTTAAGCTAACAGTGAATCAAGAATCTGGATTTCAAATGAAGGTTGACTTCATTAATTTTATCGAGTTGGACAACGAAAAGTTAGGGATTTAATGGGCATTGATCTTGAGTTGATGAAATCTATTTTTCGAGATGACCGATTGCACATCGGTCTTGCGCTCGTAAAAAGAGTCATTGTTCAAGACGATATGACAGACGTTGCGATTGAATGCGAAATCGTGCCGGAAGGTCGTACAGTTATCGTTACTGATACTTGGGAGTCTGTAGGAGACAACACTGGACATGGAGATATTCCAGATCCCAACGACCTTATCCTCATCGTCATGGCAGACGGTGATCCTGATCGAGCCTACGCGATCAAGAGGCTTGCTTCTCATGAAGAGAAGTTACCGAAACAGATCAAGGATGGTCACTTCGTAACCAAGTCAAAGCCGGGTAAGAAGTTGTTTCTAGGGAGTGACACTCGAGTCGAGATCGGCAAAGCCAATGCTGACGCTCCAGCAGCAGAGAATTTAGTCCTTGGATTGGTCTTCAAACAGTTAATGTCTGACGAATTGACTCAGCTAGCTACGCTTTCGACAACGCTCAAGACGCTTTCTCAGAAGACGAGTTCGCTGTTAGGCCAGGTCAATAGCCTGGTGTCTGCTCTGTCTTCGTTCGCTGGATCTTTGACGATAGAAGCCGCTGCAGGTGCTGCATTGACTGCACAGCTCACTCCAATCGTCATCCAATTGACGACTATCGACTCGGCGATTGGAACTGTTGGCTCTGACGCAGATGGCGTGAAAACAGCACTGAATAACCTCAAGTCAAGTCCTGTGGAAGATAAACTCGTTTTGAGCGATACTGTCTTTACGGAGAAATAAATGGCAAGTGTAGCAGACGTTCTTCTCACTGATTTGGCACATAAAAGGGACTTTCTTCCTACTCCAGGAGGAGATCTCCAGACCATTTCCGGTATGCAGAACGTCAGAGATGCACTGTTCGCTAGGCTCATGACAGAGCCAGGAAGCCTAATTCATCGTCCAGATTACGGGGTTGGGATCAAGCGGTTCCAGAACGCTCTGAACAGACTCGGAAAGCAGAGAGAGCTTGCAGGTCGAATCAGTGAGAACTTCGCCAGAGATCCAAGGGTTGAAAAGGTCGAAGGTGTTCTGGTAGACTATGACGAGAGCAATCCATCAAAAGTAACAATTGTTGTTCGGGTTAAGGTGGTAGGAGTTGATGCAGTCGTCATGAACTTTACACCATTCAGCGGGGCTTGATAAATGGCACTTACTCTTAAATCTCAGGGTGAATATTATACAGACTTCCAGAACGAAGTCCAAGACAACGCTCCAGAGCTGACCGATTTTACAGAAGGATCGAAGCTCGACATTTTAGGTGGCGCGCATTCTTCTGGCGTTTCTGAACTCACAAAACTGATCGTCGATCAGTTCATGAAGACTTTCTTCGATACTGCGAATGGCCCAGAGATTACTGGCGGATCTGACGATCTGCAGACTCTGGCAGTCGATCACTTCGGTACTTCATTCTCTCGTCCACTGGCAGCCTACGCAATTGGCGATGTGACGTTCTCGAGGCCAACTTACACTGCTGGATCTGTGACGATCCCGATTGGAACAATCGTCAAAACTGCAGTTGACTCTAACGGTGTTTCGCAACGATTTGCGACAGTCGCAGCGGTTACAATGGGTCCAACGACTCTTTCGATCAATGCGAGCGTGAAGAATGCAGTCGCTGGAATTCTTGGGAACGTAAACGCGGGAGCGATCAACAGCATCGAGAGCGCACTGACAGATCCAACGATCATCGTCGTGAACGCCGCTGCTACAGCGGGTGGAGCAGCATCTCTTTCGGACTCTGCTTACCGTGAGTTCATTCGCAATAAATTAGAGACTCTCAAGGGCGGAACAATTCCAGGCATTGAAGGCTTGGCTAAAACAATCGCAGGAGTAGAGATTGCAACCGTTATCGAAGACGAGATCGCTGTTAAAGCGTGGAACATTGCTACCAATACTCCTATTGAGCCTTTGTTTAGAATCCCTAGGACGACTCTCTACATTGCAGACGCCAATGGATCAGCTAGCGGCGCACTTGTCTCACAGGTTCTTTCCTCTTTGGATTTTATCAGAGCCGCTGGTGTTCAAATCTTTGTGCTTGGCGCAACGCCTCTTCCTGTAAACTGGACAGCTTCGATCACGCTGAATCCAGCAGGACCAAACTTCTCTGTTCTTGAGAACGATCCGAAGTTGATTTTGGATACGATGACTGCTTACTTGAACAGCCTACCAATTGGGACAGGCTTTGTAAGACGTATCGCGCGCCTCACGATCTTGAGCATTTGGGGTCCAGACGGGACAAACGACATCACTGACTTTGTGAACAAGACACCAGTCGGCGATGTGGCGGTTACCAGCATCGAAAAGCTTAAACCCGGAACAATAGGGATCGTCTAATGGCACTCTCCCAAGCTGATTGGTACGCCAAATTAAAGTCTTGGGTTCCTACTTGGTTCTTCGAGAGCGAGCATTTCAATGTCGCGGAGTTCCAAGGGATCGCGCGCCTATTGTCTGAAGCTCAGCAGCAATCTGAAGACCACGTTTCCCAGACGTTCCTAAGCCAGGCCACAGATACGTTCCTGGATACGCACGCAAACGAGCGAAATTATAGGCGTCTTCCACAGGAAATTGATGCTGTTTTCTCTCCTCGAATCAGGAGCTTGCTGAATCAATCCAATTTTCCAGCGATCAAGATCCTGGTTGATGCGTTTCTGATCGTTGGCGAGTCCACTATCCGAGAGCATTTTCGTGATATCATCTTCTTAAATCGAGAAGCGTTCTATAGTCGGAGAGAGGTTTTCACCGATATTTATTACAATGCTTTCTCGATCATTGTAGAAAAACAGCTCCATGTACCGTACAGTTTTGCATCAAGGGAAAATTTCTTCTCTCGTGAAGACTTCGCGGGAAGCAACGAAAGTAGTCAGACCATATTTGATTTGATCGTTGAAACGGTCAATAATGTTAAGGCAGCGGGAACTCTCTACAGAGTTATTGAAAGGGATTAAAAATGGCAAGGCGCATTGTAAACGACGGCCAGGAACTTATCTATCAGGATCTGAACGATCTTCAGGCTCTTTCGGAGCAGGAGATTTACGATCGCGTCGTTTTCCAGATGCTCCAAAAGGTCGAGAACGCTTTCTTCCAAGATTCATTCAAGGCTGTTTTTGTTGATGCCACGAACGTAAGTTTAAATGCTGGATTAGGTTTGCAGACTGATGCCACTGTTGCTGCAACTGAGCCACAAAAACGGCCGATTTTTTCCGCAACATCTCAGACTGTCACTGTCGCAGATCCTGACGGTGTGAATGATCGTATCGACAAAATCGCAGTGAAGGTTGCGCGCGTCGTCACTGGTACGGATACAAGAAAATATAAGGCAACGATTGGCGGAAGCGTCACGAGCACTGTGTTCAACGTGAAAGACGACTGGTCTAGCGATGTCGTCGTAGTAACTGGAACTCCTTCGGGATCTCCTGTTGCTCCCGCGACTCCTGCTGGATACTTGGCAGTTGCAACGGTTCTCGTTCACGCTGTCACTGGTCTTGGTGGCCAGGTCGATATCACCGATCTTCGGTCGCTCATGCCAGTTGGCGGAGCAACGACAGTCAACACGACTGGATACCAAAGACTTCCTGCTGGCGCATCGACTTCAATCGCTTCTTTGTTTGCTGCGGCTGACGCGCTCCTAAAACAAGGGTACCTGAACTACACTGATTTTGATGATCTTGGAGCTGATCCTGCTGCTCCAGGAGCATCCAAGGTTCGCGTCTACCTCAAGGGTGGCGTAGCATTCTTGAAGGATTCTTCGGCTGCTGTGACTCCACTTGGCTCTGGTGGTGGTGGCGGTGGTGGTGGCGAGTGGCATCCAAATGCTATCGCTCCTACTGAAGACACTGAGAATGGCGAACTGGTTTGGATCTTCTCGAAGGCAGACGTAGGGTCACAAAAGCTCAGCCTGTTCGTAAAAGTCCCACAAAGTTATATCGCTGGTCGTCAAATTCTCATGTTCTTGGGACAATACAGCCCAAGCGCATCCAACACTCAGCTTTTGTCGACAGTCTCGAGCTTAATCCGAAAGAATCTTGACGCGATTGGATCGACTGCAAATCAACGCACGAGCACGAACTCAGCTCTGACCAACACGGTTGCAAACATGTATCGCCAGTCGACGCTTGACTTGACCGATGCCACGGGGAAGATTAACGGGTTCTCTGTCTCTCCTGGCGATCTGATTCGTTTGGATTTGGTTCGCGGAGTGGATACTGACACGGACGATATCCGTTTCGTTCCTTCCGCCACAGAGTTAAAATTTAGTTAATCGAAAGGGAAGATCATGTTTAAGAAAATCATCATCGGTTTATTGTTGGCTCTCCCCGCATTTGCTGCGGATGTCCCTGAGCGCCAAGAACTTCCTGCGGTCAACATGTTGGCCAAGAAAAATCCTGGCTTTGAGAACGGCAAAGCAAGCTGGTCGGTAAGCGGCGGATCGCTCTCGACAGCAACGAGCGGAGCTAACTTCTACACGGGCGCGGCAAGCGGAGTGTTCACTGCTTCTGGCTCAGGCCAAATTCTTTCGAGCGCACTCGTTCCAGTGCTGAACGCACCAAACGGTTCTGCAAGTTGCAAAGTAAAGACTGCAGCGAGCGACTTCGTGCTTCAAGTGTTTGACGGCACGAATGTTCTGGCGGAATCCACGATTGGATCGAGCACTTCATTCAAAACTGCTGTAGCTACCTTCCCAATGCCAGCAACTGGCAGTATTCGTTTGCGAGTGAAGTCTGCAAGTGCTGCAGCAATCGCACTCGACAACTGCGTGATTGGTGAGAACAAGTTGATCCAGTTGAGCCAAGCTCAGCACTACGGATCGATGTCCGTTACGAACTGCACTGGTGTAACGTCTTGGACTACTGGCGCGTACCACGATCAAGACAGTGGCGGGACGGCATGTACTTACACTGCGACAGGAAAACTATCTGCTCCAGTGGGTGCATTCATGGGTTTCCGCACAGCATTTGAGCCAGGTGAGTATCTGATCACAACCGGTAATGCTTCGGAACTCAGCGCATCCGCAGTTATTCTTGGAACGAGAATCAGCAATGGGACGGTGAGTACGAAGAGTCCTACAAAGCAATTGGGCGGATCTGCTGTCAGTGCAAACTCTGGCGACACTTATTCGTTGACTGTCACATCTCCATTGTCTGCTTCAGATTTTAAATTTCAGGTAAATGTTGCCGCAGGTACCTACTCATCTGATACTAGTGGTGCGAACGAGTTTACGTTTGACGTGTACAAGTTCCCTACTCAAGTGGATCAGGCATACACCGCAGGAACAATTGCTCAGGATTGGAGCGGGAACGTCACCGGTAATACCGGCATTACGTCCGCAACTCCAGTTGACCTTCCAGGGACTCCAACGCTGACAGAGTACTCGAACACGAATGCTGGAACGGTTACGATTTCAGCAGCTAGTAACGGGTTCACGATCTCTCCTGCTCGCGCTGGAACAGTTGAAGTTTGTCACTCAGGTACAGGTAATTTTTCAAATGCCAGCGCCTCTGCAACGATTGGTACCTACAAGAATAGCGTTTTAATGGATGCTGTTCTTGGGATCACGAATAGTACGGCGGGGGGTTCTTTACCTTTCGGACGATGCTTGCAGACTAAGGTTACCTCGGTTGGATCTCCTCTCGAATTCAAGATTGAAGCATCGATCAACTCAGGCACCTTTTCTGTCGGCGACGTTCTATGGACCTTCAAGTATTTGGATCAGCAAGTTCCTGCTCCAGTTCTGGTTGGCTCTGTCATTAGTCCGATTGCTGGTGTTGAGATCCTCGCCAGGGCGTCAGTTGCTGGAGCTGGCGGCCCAAATACTGCGTGCGTGACAAGCCCTTGCACCGTTCATAGCCAATCTGGATCTTGGATTACTTCTGTTACGAGAACTTCCGCAGGTGTTTATGTGGTTAACTTTGCTTCTGGTACGTTCTCTGCGTCTCCAATGTGCCAAGTGACTGCATCTGACGTGTCTACGGCAATTTCAGCAAGTCTTGTAAATACGGCGACATCAAGCCTAGTTGGTGTAGCAGTCTGGAATGGTGTAGGTGCAAACGCCGATGATGCTTTTCAGATTCTATGTATGGGTCCTAAGTAAGGGGGAAGAATTATGAAGATTGTTCTTTTTGTATCATTCTTGGTTCTGAGTTCTTGTTCTTCGGCGATCCTAGTCGAAGACTGCAAGCCGCATCATTTGACACTCGCCGGTAAAATGGTTTCTAGCTGCATTCCTTTTAAAGAATGAAGGAAACAATGGTAACGCGCCTCGCCCGCATGGAGGAGCGTCTTGAGTTTTTGCACCAGAAGTCAGAGGAGCGTCACGTCGAAGTGAAGGCTCTTCTTGAACCACTGGCGCACACTGTCGCGAAGCATAAAACTCTTCACGCTCTGAGTCGAAACGACAAGCACTGGATGTACGGAATTTCAGTCTTCTTTGGCGGACTAGCTGGCGCTCTCGTCAAGTACTTGCCTAGACCATAATTTTCCCTCATAATAATTTGCATGGATAAACAATTCTGGGCGATGGTAACTGCTCAAATGATTGTCCTCATTGGTGAGCGACACATGGGGAAAACTGAGTTTGGCAGCATCCTTGGATGGATTGAGGCCAAACTGTTACAAAAAAAGGAAAAGTAAAAATGTTGAATGCAATGTTGAAACCTATCGTTAAGGCTCTCGTAGACGGCGAAAAAGCAGTTGCTGCTGGAATTGCAAAAGATTGGTCTGCTCTTGGTCAAGCTGGTGTTGCTGTCCTTATGGACATCCCTGCTTTGATCGCTGGCGCGCCACAGTTTGAAGCCGATCTCCAAGCCTTGCTTGTTGATCCTGCCGCCGATGCTGACCTTTTGGCTTACGTAGTTCTGTCTCTCGAAGGACAAGACGAGAAAGCCAAGAAGATCATTGCCGCTGCTGCTGACCTCTTGCTCTCCACAGTCGTGAAGACAAAGGTCTTGGTCGAAGCCGTCAAATCGTGAAATTTGCCCTTGTAGTCGGGCATGAAGCAGATCGTCCAGGGGCGCACGCTGTTGCGCCTCTGGACTGCTACGAGTACGAGTACA